TGGACGTTCCCATGATGACTCTCACGAAAGCGTACATCGATAACGTGCGTTCTCGAACTACTCCAGAGCAACATAAATTTGTTGACTCATTCTACAAATTCTTCAAAGGATTATTTTCGAATAAGAAGATCGCTGGCACTCCGTAGGAGAGTTGGTGGTCTATATAAATAAGAACCCTTGATCGGCAGGATAGCCATCACACGTATGTCGTTAGCGACTAAAAAAACAAAAGCAGAGAAGCTCGGTATCACATTTAAAGAGGATGTGAAAGAAGAAGAACTCGATAAATTGATCGAGGAGGCAGATGCAAAGATTGCTCTCGAGAAGGAGCAGGACAAAATTGCAAAGGACAATGCAAAGAAGGCAGCGGACGAAGAAAAGAAAAAGCAGATCATTCTGAAAGATGTTGATGGAGATGATGTCGATCAGGCTGAGTACTTTTTCCCGCGTCTTACTGATGAAACAATTGACGGGAAGGTGTATAAGGCAACGGATCAAACTGCTCCGACATGGTTCAACCGAACTTGCGGATTGCCAGTTGATCGAGAGGAACTCATTGAGGTCTTCAACTTGCATTTCCCGAAGAAGAAAGGATTCCTTTTCTACAAGAAGCGAGATAGCGAGGTATACCTTGTTATTGTTCCGCTAAAGTACGCAACGACAATAAGTAAGTCGAACGAATCACGTCCCGGAGATCATCAAAGGCATGCAATTTCTTTCCTCGCGGAAGGATCTGTGAACTTGGATTCTCTAAAAATGAAGCTCGGTCGAATCGCAAAACACTCCTCTATCTCCAGTGAACCTCTTGCGTAATTGAGGGGAGGTTATATCATTACAAGTAACTCAACGCGACGACCGCGATAAGTCGGATACATATGAGTGAACCACAAGTAAACGCACCTGAGATAGATGACGAAGCGGCTCTCGATGCAGAGCTCGCAGCGAACATCGCAGCAGTGCAAGCAGGACAAGCTCTCGAGGCAAAACCTCAGAGCCAAACTGGAGGGACAGCAGCAACAGGTCCTACAGGTACAGATGCTCCAACCGGAGCCGATGCACCTACTGGAGCAACTGGTCCCACAGGAGAGAACTCCGGCACCTCTCAGCCTACTGGAGCAGATGGAGAAGATGAGTTTCGAATTCCCGCTAAAGGAAAATACGAAACCGATGATGCGTATGAAAAACGTATCGAACTGTTCGATCTCGTAAGGAGACGACGAGCAGCGACTACTCCGGAAGCGAAAGCGGCACTTTCTGCTGAAATCAACAAAGCTAAGAGCGATCTGAAGACTTTGGGAGGGACAGAAAGATTTACTCAGCCAAAGGTTGAGAGTACACCTACAGGAGCTTCAAGTCCTGAAATGGATGCAGATAAGGCTAAAGCAAAAGAGCTTGGTCTACTCACCAAAGAGGACGCAGCTGAGATCATTCGTCAAGAGAGACAGGCTCAGGAAGTTCAATCAGATCTTAAAAATTTCGTGGAGAAGCACACCGAGTTGAAAGACGAGGATGTGCGAGAAGTATTCTTTGACTTCGTAGACAATAACTACGTGTGGCAAGGGAAATCAGGAAAAGAACTGGCAGCAGTTCTCGGAATGGCATATGAAAATATGTTTCGTCCATCAGAAACTATTACGGATCGAGTATTGAAAGGCGCGAAAGTTGCCGAGAAAGTAAATGCGATGCAATTCCCGGGTGGAACTGGATCAAAAACTACTTACTCTCCTGAAATGCAAAAATCGATTGATGAACTCAAAGCAACCGGCATGTCTGAAGAAAAAGCCGTTGAACTCCTTTCAGAATAGGCTACTCTCATCGGTAACATTTTTGAAAGTATGAGCTTTACACAAAGCGTCATCAAAAATCCTACTCGTTCTCTTACGATGCTCAACAAAGCATCGGCAACAGTGATGACAAAGGGTTATGTTCTCCAGCTTACTGCGGGTCTTGCTGTACTTGGTACATCATCTACGACTCGTTCAAATATGGCTGGCGTTTGTAACCAAACAATCGCTGCTGCGGACGCACTTACTCAGGTT